AAAGATTATTCGGATTGTATCCATAACGTGGCCGCGCGCTCATTTTCTCTCCCTGGCATAGAAGTCATAAAATCTCATGACCTCCTCATCATAGGTTTGACCATCCCGCAAGCCAGCGTAAACCTCGGAAACAAATTCACGCGGATTGACGGCCGCATATTTGCTAACCCGCAGCGCCGCATCCCGGCCGCCGTTCCAATTGATCGGCGGATCAAATTTTTCATGGCCGTGTTCGTGATAAACCGGGTGTAATGGATTCGAGGAGGACCACCAGCCCGCTTTATGAATCTTTGACGCGTTCCCTTTTGGGTCCTTCCAATAGCCCGCCCGAGGATTTATAAATATTTCGCCGGTCACATTGTTATAACTAGCCGGCTCATCTTTGGGGACTTTTGTAAGGCTGGTTGTTGTGACTTTCATTCCGAGCCGTTCCGCTTCTGCTCCTGCAATCGATATATTATTGGACTTATTGAAATCCAATCCAGACGCCCCGCCGGACTCCCTTGGCAGACTCCCCCCCACTTGACCAGGACGCCCGGCATGGTCCGGAAAATCATTCTGCAAAACTTGATTATCGAATAATCTCAAATCGCTCCGCTTTTCATCTGCAGTGAATTCAATCAGATCCCCGCGGCCGGCATACGCGCGCCAAAGGTCTTTTGCCTGGCGGATCTCATCGGGTGTGAATTCATCGATGAATCTATATATCTCATGACCTTCCATTTTCCGGATCGGTCCCGCCTGGATGATCCTTGGACCCGTAAAAATGGACCGTACGCGCGGCCGGCTGGTTTGGAACATAGGGAAATTATACCCCCCAACCCCCTAAAATTGGTGTGTTAGCAACCCTTGACAGACCGTTATATATCGGGTATAAATGGGTCATAACAAGGAGATAAAACCAATGAAAACAAACGTTTCCCTCCACATCACATTTAGCCCGGAACGCTGGAGCCAGGTATGCCAGGCTACCATTCCGGCCCATTATGAAGGTTTCAGCCCTTCAATCTGTTACGGCGGAAATACAGCCCTTGCCGGTGAGCAGATCCGCTTTGATGGCAATTCCCGCCAGGATGTTATAAATTCCGTTATTGCGGAATTGCACTCCCGGAACCTTCATGGCTCATTGAAAGTTATTGACGGGTAATTCAATGATTGATCAAAATAATCCCTACGATTACCCCAACAAACCGGAAAACAAAACCCGGCGTTTTGCGTTCAAGTGCCACTATAAACCATGTGGATTCCGCTGGACTGCCGATCTCGTTTTGACTTGCACCGGCTGGACCTTCGATACCCGGTACGGCTACCATAAACCCCAATGGGGTTTTCTCGGAGCCGGCCCGTTTCGTGGTGAATATGGACATTGCCCAAATTGTAATTCCAACCGCATCAGCGGCCAGACCATCATAGGCCACAAGAATGATACTCCCTGCGATCATCGATGCACTGGAGCCAGAGGCCATATCTGTGAATGCTCCTGCGGTGGTGAAAATCATGGCAAGGATCGTTTGATAACCCTAACCAAAACAAACAAGGAGATTTAACCAATGACAACCAAACCCAAACACTTTGAAAAGCCCGCCGGTTTTCTGGCTGGATGCGACGCCAGCGAAGATAACCACAACGGAAGCGCCCTGTACCTCCTGGAAGGTATTGAGGAAACACTCAAAACGCTCCGCCGGAAATACGTCATCACGGCAATTGAATCCAACAGCATCCCAGCTTGGGCCAAAGAATTCAACGCCGTTAGAATTCGCTTCCACTATAAGGACCAGCCCAGCCCCATCCAAAAGGCCTTGGACGCGGCCGCCAGTCGAGACATCCGGATCGCCAAAAAACATGGCTCCGTGGTCATTGCACAAACCAAACTTGGCACCCTTCAACTCGTTTTCAATGGTAGCGCGTTCACCCTTACGCAATGGGGAACCACAGACCGGGGACCGGCGACAATCGCCAGAGACGCCGGCGAATCCATTATCCGGAGCGAATTGAAAAATGCGTATGATGTGGTGACCGACGAATGCCAACACTCATGGCGAGCCGTCACAAATGGCGAGCATTTTGTTTTATATCATGTCTGTGATAAATGCGACGTTCGCCAAACCCAACCCATTCCGGCGGAACAGACTCGGATCGAAAATGAATTATCTGAATGGGGTCACCCTTCCCGCCAGTAAATTGATTTATTCCCTCTAGCCTGGTCCGGACCTTATCGGGTCCGGAGCAGGATAGACGGTATAAAACCATATTTTCCCAACCGTCATAAAAACAAGGAGATTCAAAATGTTAGACACGACCAGCACGACCACCGTACAAAGCCTGTTAGATCAAAGCATCGAGCAGGACAGCCATAAGGCCGACTATCAAGCCCCGGCCCGGCAATTCAGTTTTGATGACCAATCCAGATTGGTCCCCGCCGTTGAAAATAATCTTTTCGGCGAAAGTGTTTCCCCTTCCCCTCTACATCCTACGCCGTGGGCCTGGAGCCAGATTTTTACTAAACTCGGCCCCACTGTTTTCGGCAAAGATAAAGTAAAGGGACTCCCCTCTGATTATCTGCTCGCATTGCGCCCGGAGCAGCGGGCCGGCCTTTTGAACGATCATCTACAAGGCACTTCGACAAACTGGCTTGTGCGTTCATTCGACGACAACGCCCGCGCGGTCCTATCGGATAAATTCACGAAGATCGATAATTCTCACCTGTTGGATATTCTCAACAAGGTAGCCGAGGGAAGCAATCTCCCTTACAGTGTGACCCGTAATTCATCCGTGAACCCGGACAGCCTGAATATTCGAATCATCTGGAAAGATATTCAACTGCCCGGCGGCCGCGGTGGTTATGGCATCGGAACATATATCCGCAATGGTGAAACCGGGAACCGCAGAGGCGGAATCTTCCCCCTCATTCAGCGGCATTCCTGTCAGAATTCCATCATTGTCGATGATCGAACCAATGCCTATGAATTCCTACACCTGGGCAACGCCTCCAGCAAACTAACATTGATCAAGGCCGCGATCGTTGATATTCTACCTTTTGCCGCTCATCTGCTGGATCAATTCATCAAGGCCGACGCGGAGCAGATCCCGGATTTTTCAGATGTGATTTCCGGACTGTGCAAGCAGTACGGCTGGGGTGAATCGGTCCAGACCCGAATCGCCGTCGGCACCGAAGGCCGGGACACTCGATTCGGTTTGATCAATGGCATCACTTGGGCCGCTCATGAGATTTCTAATCCGGACCTTGAATCAGACCTGGAGATCATCGGCGGATCTCTTTTACTTGCCCCGGATAGTGTATTCCACAAAGCCGCCCAGCTCGCACAGCTTGAGCGCCGATCGTAATCAATCATTCCCCTCCCTGGACCATCCGGGGAGGGGAACCAATAGACAAGGAGAAAAAAACCATGTCCAGACTAACCCCCGAAGAATACGAAGAAAAACGATATAAGCGATATTTAAGATTGAAAGCCGCCAGCCTCCGGACCGAAAAGGAATCGACCGGCTTGATCGCTCAGGCCCATGATATGGCCAGCATTATTCCATTCGGTCAGCCGATCCTGATCGGTCATCACAGCGAAGCAAGGGACCGCAATTATAGAGGGCGCATCGAAAACAAATTCCGCAAAGGCTTTGCCCTTTACGAAAAGTCTCAGGACCTCGCCGATCGAGCGGAAGCGGCAAAAAATAATACCGCCATATTCACAGATGACCCGGCCGCCGCGGACAAACTGGAGGAGCGCATAGCGCAACTGGAGCAGCGCCAGGACCTAATGAAAGCCGCGAATAAACTGGCCCGCAAACAGGACCGGGCCGGACTGGCAGCCCTTGGATTTTCTGAAACCCGGATCAATGATTTATTGACTCCGGATTATATCGGCCGCCTTGGATTTGCCAGCTTTGAAATCACAAACAACGGAGCCAACCTCCGCCGATTGAAAGAGCGCCTGCAGTTTATCAAGGCTCATGAGAATGACACCAATTCAGAGAAAACCATTTGCGGCGTTCAGATCGTGGACAATGCGGAAGCCAACCGGCTCCAGCTTATCTTTTCCGCCCGCGTATCTAGGGAATGTTACGCAGAATTAAAAAAGAACGGTTTCCGGTATTCCCCCTCCGTCGGTGAATTCGCTTTCCAGGCTTATCGCGGCCGCTGGAATAGTGACAACGCCGAACGGATCATAAAAAAATATTTTGGACCCACAGAACAGGAGTAAACCTTATGCCTAAATTCATCGATATACAAATTTCAGACGCCCTTAATTGTGAGGTCAGCGATCTTGATTTCACAGATTTCACAGACGGGACTCTCTCCCCCTCTCAATACTCCTGTACTGTGGAAGTGAAGGGAGTCGCCGTCGATTGTTATTTCATCGACGGGACAATCTCCCGCATCCTGGACGCTACCACCGGCGAGCAGGTATTCATCAGGGAAGGGGAGCAGAATGAAAGATAAACCCGAATCCGTGAAAGGCAGGCAGGCAAAGCGCCGGGCGGATCTCAACAGAATCGCCCGCGCGGCCGGTTATTCATCCTGGACCGTTTACGAAACCGCCGTCATTCATTCTCTAATCAGATTATCAGGATATAATAAAAGGAATAAGAACGGAGTCAGACATGGCAAAAGACAAACCAACTAAGCCAACCCGAATCCAATTCCCCCAGGGAGTGGAGTCCCCGCAGATCCTGCAGACCATCAAGCAATTACGCGATGAATGGGCCGCACGTAATCCAGAGATAGCGCATAAACTCTACCCGGACCTATACCCGGCTCCGCCTCCAGATGGTAACCCGGATGAAACAAAGCCGGCAGAATAAAAAAAGCCCTCCGATCTCGGAGGGCTTTTACTTTGGATTCGCGGCATACCATTCTCGTTGATCGGCTGGAATATCCAGCCCCGGATTTTCGGATAGATAGTCAGACAAGAAAACAGTGTTGAAGGTATTCATATCAAAGATCGCTTTCTGCTTTGTGGCGGCCGCGACTTTTATGGTTTCGTCCAGGCTGTCGAAATTCCCGGACGCGTCCAAATAGAATTTACCATCCTCTTCATTCAACCATCCCCCGACATACATATTTGAACCCTTTAGCAAATCGGCTTTTGAGGTCAGGAATGAATCAATCTGCTGGAGCGCCTCATCATCAGACAGATCCGGCGAAAAGATTGGACCATCTTCGATGGAGGTCATATATCCGCCCTTTGGCGAATCCTTCGACGCCGGCCGATAAGAAAACCCGCCTGGACTATCCCGGAGCAGTTCCAGGATCTTCCGCGATCCCGTATCCTTAGCCGGTCCGCCTCCGCCTGATTCGCGCGGCAGGCTCCCACCAACTTTCCCGGGCCGGCCTGCATGGTCCTCAAAATCATTATGGACCGCCAGCCCATGGCCATTCGCTCCGTTCCCATTCCCGCCGGCCTTGAGAAGATCCGGGAGAGAGGTCATTGTCGGAAGTTTCCCCGGAACCATCCCCGGCGGTTTGATCAATGGATTCGCCGGCTGGATCACAACCATCGGCGGCATTCCCAATTCGCCGCGCCATTCATCGATAGATATGGCCTCATCCGGTACGCCGTTCGTTATTGTGTTCGCTCCCTGTGCAACGACCAGCGCATAATTGGCGCGCTCGATTTCATTCATGGTATAGACCGGCGGCCATTCGACATTAAATTTTCCGCTTGCGGGTGGTGGGATAACTTTATGCTGAATACACCACTGGACAAACGGCCGTAATACTTCCGGCTCTGCAAAATTATTTTGCCGGCTCTTGATCGTTCCATTCCATTCCTGTTGGTCCTGGCTGGAGGCCAATTCCCCGCGCTCGGCACCGAATAGAATCCGCTGAGGGATTCCAACAGATCCGGACAAATCCGTTTTGAGTGTGTCGTATATATCCCGGATGCGGACTTCCTCGACTCCGAGATCATGCACGTCCGCCCCATCGATCACGGCGTACCGCTGGATCTGATTCATGAGTTTGGTCATTTGCTCATCCAAATTTTTCATGACCGGCGAATCAGATTCCGGCGTGGTGTATCCCTCGCGCGGCAATAAGAGAATGCCCTTATACACTGCCAGCCATGCAGCCTCCGCGCCTCCGCCGGTGACCTTTTCCAAATCGAATAAACGATTAATAATGGTCTGCAGTCGCGGCCGTCCATAGATCCGAGAGCCGAGTCGGTTTTCGGATACATGCACAACCCTGGAATAATGGACCGATGACCCTCCGGTAAATTGGACGCCTTGATCGACGGAATTGAATGAGACGGTATACTCTGCCGGCATCCCAAATTTTTCGTTCCGTTCATCCTGGATGAATTGGGTTATGCTCGCTTGATTTTCATCATAGGCCGCCAGATAAAATAAACCATTCTCCCCGGCCGGCTCTGCATAACTTTCTCCAGGAGCGCCCAAAAAGATTATGGAATACTTTCCAATGCCACACATGATATCTGCCTGGCGGAAGATTTGATAAACCCCCAGGCGATTGACAAGTTTATCCCATTGGACCAGGAAGGGAGTCGCCTGCTCCCCGATATCATCCGAGCGCCCATTGCCATCGATCAAAACCGGAGCCTTGCCCCAGGTGGAGTCGGCGAACTTATCAATGATACGCGCGGCCAGCCCATGCCGATCATATAGATTCCGGTAGTCGTGATAATCTGGACTGAATGGATAACCAAAGGTTTTATATAGATCCCGCTTTCCCCCAAATTGAGTCCCCAGCCGGCCATGCAACATGGCCCGCGACATCTCCTGAGCATTGCGGAACGTACTGAGAACGAATTGAGCCTGGTCGAATTCTTTCGATCGGGCTTTCTTGTTGTTGGTCCTTACGCTTGGTTTTCGTTTGGCAGGCATATAATAAAAATCCGCATCCATCCCACAGGGGAACGAATGCGGCCAGTCTTTTGAAACAGACAAGGAACGCGGGATTAATTTGTGACTGGAATTATAACACTACTTGACCGGCCACGCCCCCATTTGTTTTAGGCCCCCGGTCAGATCCTTGTGGGTCCAGAACCATGAATCGGCGACATCAAGCGGAGCCTTTGGGAATCTGCGGAGCGCCGATTCAATTACTGCATGGGTCCCGATCATATGCCGAACCATTCCATTCTCATATGATGGAAGCAGTTTACTATTTCGCTCGACCTTGGACCCGTACGCGTGCCCGGTCGTTTCATCGGTCCCGCCGGCTTTGGCATAATTGAATCGCGGCCATGAGATGGATTTGTATTCCGCCTCTGTCAATTCTTTTTTTAATTTCTCCTTGACCTCATCCAGTGCCCGGAGATAGACACTCCGCCAGGTATCCCCGCCCTGGTCCGTTTCGACTCCCACGGTCAGGGATTTTATTTCAATGGCTTTTCTTATGGCCCGTTCGAGCGCGTCCTCCGGTGTGGTGATATCCTCCCATCCATAAATATAATCGACGACTTTGAGTTTTGTTATTCCGCCGGCCGTGATCCCCATCGAATCGGATTCATCGGTTGAAGATACCGCCGGATCGACCCATACAGCCGTACGCACATAATCCGGCTTGTCCTCAAATCTAAAGTGCTGGAAATCTATCTCATCCCAGATCCCGCCGGTCTTGTCGACTCGGTGTTGTGCCTCATTCATGAATGCCGTGAACCCCCAGCGAGTCATTTGTGCCTGGCACGTTTCGAGGTCTTGCCCTTCCCAGGTCGGCCGGCCGCCGGTGATGGTATACGCTCCGTTGATCTGCTCGTATTCCAAATTCTCCACAGCTGGGAAGGGACCGGAGACTATTTTATCCGCCAGCATCTCCGCGCGGCCATCCAACAACCGGGAGGCGATTGAGTCAGCAGTAATCAGATTTTGAATGAATAGAATCGCGCAATCATTGGAGCCAGCCGGCAGGATCGTATTGGATAAGGTTTCCAATTTCTTTTTGGTTGTGGCGAAGCTATCAAATTTTTCGTCAACGTCATCGATGATCATCAAGTCGGGCCGGTGTTCGTCCATCTTTCCGCCCCGCGCGCCGGTGTCCAATCCCAGCGCGTCGATCGTAAATCCGGAAGCGGTCCGCAAACGTGACCGCCGCCAGCCCTTTGAATTTCCATATTTATTGACAGCCCGATCCGATATCTCCGGATAGTATTTATTCGTCTCACTGGACTCCAGCATGGTCGAAATAGAGTCGACGTGTTGATCGGCTTTGTCCTGGATTGAACAGATATACCAAGCGTAATGGCGGACATTATGAGCCGCCAGTTTGATGACTGCTCCCTCTGCGCTCATTGACTTAGCGCCTCCCCTGGACCAGAACGCACAGAACGGCCGCGGAGCAATCCCCGGCCGGATACCATCGATCCATTTCCAAAAGTCCGCATGACGCGGCGCAAATGGTTTATTGAAATGATTCGGGAATAACGTGGTCAGCCATTCATCCCAGCGGGCCGGAGCCGTGAGAGTAATCCCCGCGCGCTTGCGCCGCCGGATTTCTAATTCCGCCTGGATGGTCAGATCGAGATTCATTTCTTTTTCGTCTTGGCCTGCATGACCTCCCGGATCACCTCAGCCAGAATTGACTCACCTGATTCACCGGCCCGCAGTCTCTGCAGTTGACCATCTGTAAACAGTTCTATATTCTCCTGGATGAATCTGCTCACGTCGAATGTATTGACATTGATTTCATCCGGGACCTTTCCGAATCCAATCTCCAGTGCTTTATTCTGCTTGAACCCGTCTTGAGAGAGTATCCAGGTCCGGAGCATAAATTCCGCCTGTGTCTGCTTGACTGTTTGTTCCCCCACATCGACGGATATTTCCTCCTCAAATAGCCTCAAGACCATGGCCCGCAGTTCATCGAATTTCCGCGGCGGGCCGTCCAGGTGTCGCCGTGGATCAAATCCCGGTTGAAATGGTTTCCCCTTTCCCCTTGGTTTTCCCTTCGGTTTTTTCGCTACCATAATATACCCTTTGAATATGGCAGATTTTCGCAGACCATCTGCCAAAATTGGACGGTTAGCAACCCTTGACACCTTAGAAAGTGTATGATATATTCAAAGGTAACAAGGAGATACCAACCAATGAACCAGAACGAAATTTCCATCTTAAATGATCTTTTGTCCATCAGCCCAAAGGATCGAATCGGCGAAACCCTTCTGAAAGAATGGGGCACCCTTACCAATCTGTACCAGAACATTGACGCCGCAGATTTGACCCCCCGCCAGCGTAAGGTATTGAGCGCGGCCAAGCAAGTTTTATTCGTCCGAGAAGAACGGCCGCTTATCCAATCCCCTGCAGATACGGCCGCACTTCTGGCGGATCTCAAAACCGAAATCCAGGAGCATTTTATCGTGTTGGTCCTGGACCGCCGAAATAGAATTCTGGAACGTGTCAATCTATATAAGGGGAACGCCAGTTCCATCCAAGTCCGTCCCGGCGAAATTTTCCGCAAAGCCATCATTCTAAACGCCTCCGCGATCATCATAGCTCATAACCATCCAAGCGGCGACCCAACCCCCAGCCCGGATGATGTCGCCGTGACTCGGGCCGTCGTGGCCGCCGGTAAAATTCTTGATGTTGACGTTTTAGATCATATCGTAATCGGCATCGATGGTTTTGTTTCACTGAAAGAACGGGGACTCGGATTTTCATGAAAAGTGTCCAACAGATCCCGATCAAATCCATTCGCACCGGAAACAACGACCGCAAAGCCTTTGACCAAAAGGCTTTGCGGGAACTCGCGGACAGCATCCGGGAGCATGGATTGATCGAGCCGATCATCTTGAGAAAATCCATCGATGGACTGTATACCCTGGT